GCGTTCCTTTATCCTGTTTTCCGCGAGCAACAAGGCCCGTGAAAGCAGTTCGGAGTCGGTTTCTCCCTTTATGTCAAGCAGGTATCCGCCTTCTTTTAATGTTCGTGGGACGAGGTCGTCAAAGATCCAGCTTTCAAACCTTTCAGCCGAGGGCAGACGGCTTCCGGCTATAAGCCTGTACATGTTCCCTTCATCTATGAACTTGATTTTCTGACGTCCGCCCGTGGTAGGGATGTCGTGAACGCAGACTCCCTTCTGTTTACAGTGCCGGTCTATGGCATCCCTTGTATTGGCGTATCCCAATGATGCGGCGACATCCTTTGCGCAAAACCATATTTTGCCGTCCTTCCCGACTGTCCGGATTTTACCGAACTCAGGATATTCTGCTGTAACATTACCTCTCCTTTTTCGAGTCACACGCGGAAGATACGATGATCTTTTCTCCTGATCCATGACAAGAAGAATATTCATCAGTTGTTCGCTGTTGTCCGGTCTTTCGTCCATAAACTTAAATTTTAATGGTCGTGAATACTACTGGTTCCGGGGGAAACCGGACGTAAATATATATGGGAATCATTAATAATTAGCAGGTTTTGGGTGTAGTGTCGCTACTTGTCGTCCGGTTCGCAGGTTTGTCATGGCGGATGGTGGGAGAACGGGGGAAGTTCGGAGGCAAAGTGATATAAGACAAAGGGGAAAGTCTTTTATCAGGCATCAGAAGAATAAAATACGGTAATCATTGTATTTTCGGGATTTTGTTTTATATTTGTTCGCAAAGAGATATAATTAAATTATAAAAAACGACCAATTATGAAACTTAAAACATTTATCGTTATGAGACAATAAACGTTGAATTATGTACATTAAAATACTTTGAATTATGGAAAACAGATTGCTTGTTATTATTGCAGCTTTGTTCTGCATTATAACAACAGGCTCGTGCCAATCAACAACTAAAAAAATGGATAAAAAAGAAATGAAGGAAGAACTGGTTAAGTCGTTGAAGGGGTATTCCGAAAAACGAGTATATTATATGCAGGTCAATAAAGGCGGGTGTCGTGTGGAACTTGACGTAAATGATTTACTACTGCATAATGACTTTACAGAGTGGGGGACAACAGGTAGTATTCCAATGAATTTGTCCATACTCAAAAGTGGAAAACAGTCATTGCGAATTAAGATTTATCCAACATCGCAGCAACAAACTTTGACGGATATTACCCGGTTGCAAGTAACCGCCACATACGGGAAAAGCCCGAACTCTCCCATCGAAGAACAAGTAACCGTATTGGATTGGAACTTACCGAAAGAGATCATAGATCAAAAGCTCCCCTATTATGAAACGACTTTGGATTTTGATGCTGTCGTTCCGTATGACTATACTTATCGGCTTGACGGTGCTGTCGATTTGAGAAAGATACCCAATATAGAACAGTTGGCTTTGGAGAAAATGAAAGAAATCCGTCGGTTGTATGAAGCTGGCGATGTGGAAACTTATTGGAATATGGTTTTTGACAAATATTCACAATATGCCAATTCTCTGTATCAGACACCCGAAGAAATATCCGAAGATATTGAAGAAGATATAAATGTTTTTAATTCTCAAAAAAAGAATCGGGAGATATCACCTATTGATAATTACGAAATATTCTTCTATGCGGAAGGAAAAACTGTTATGGTATTAGATCGAGATACAAGAGAATCTGTACTTAAATGTTCTTATACTGATGAACAAGGATTTGAATGTGAAGATGAATTGACTATAATACTATATATGCCTAAGGATAGCAATGAATTGCGGATATTTTAGGATATTTAGTACTATTATACACGAAGCCTCTGGCGGGGTTCTCGCTGGGGGCTTTTGGCATTTAAATAATATTTAGTAATAAATGAGTGACTGTTCTTGAATAATGGAACAATCACTCTTTATTATCTACCACCAAAATACAACAATTCACTGATATACAGCATGATAAAAAGTTAAGTTGGGATAATATTTTGGTTTGGATAACTTCTTTTAACGGTCTTGAGCTACAATGTCGGACATCCGCATTGCTTGGATACGGGAAACGCCCCAAAAGCCGCCTGCTCCGAAAGCTGGAGGCCGGAGACCGTGACATATACAGGGAATACGTTTCCTATTGCCACTACCGGGGACGGAAGGTCAAATCAATAGAAAGACGCAGAAAAATGGAATTTTTACTGCTTTATGAGAAATAAAAGGAACGAGGGAGAGCATACGCCGTTTCGTAGTGCCCTCCCTTCATTCATATAGGATTTTCAATACTTCCCACATTATAAATCCGGTTGTTTATAATGTGGGAATATGTCATGTCTAATACCCAATATTGAAATTCAGCAGCTGATGGATAAAAAGCCTGCCGCGTTCCGTCCATACGGTATGCATGGCCGTTCCGGTTTCTCCGTTCCGGTTTTGCCATACATGCGTATGTGTCCGGGTATATCCTTCCTTGTGGTATCGGGCGGTAAGCATCCATGTTCCTGACTGGCGGAACTGGACTCCAAGCAATTTCAACCTGTAATTCAGTTCCTTCCCGCTCATTCCAAGTTCTTTGGCGATCTGCGTGGTCGTATATGTGCTTGCCGAATGCAGGACCTCTTCAAAATACCTTACCTTAGGAGCCTGCCGGCTTAACTTGATGGCGTTCTGCGCATTTTTCTCTTCCAGTACGGATATATGCCTGTCACGTTCCTTTATCCTGTTTTCTGCGAGCAACAAGGCCCGTGAAAGCAGTTCGGAGTCGGTTTCTTCCTTTAAGTCAAGCAGGTATCCGCCTTCTTTTAATGTTCGTGGGACGAGGTCGTCAAAGATCCAGCTTTCAAACCTTTCAGCCGAAGGCAGACGGCTTCCGGCTATAAGCCTGTAGACGTTCCCTTCATCTATGAACTTGACTTTCTGACGTCCGCCTGTAGTAGGGATGTCGTGAATGCAGACTCCCTTCTGTTTACAGTGCCGGTCTATGGCATCCCTTGTATTGGCGTATCCCAATGATGCGGCGATATCTCTTGCGCAAAACCATATTTTGCCGTCCTTTTCGACTGTCCGGATTTTACCGAACTCAGGATGTTCCGCTATAATGAATGTATGCATGCTGTCTATTATTTATAAGTTGATTCTATTGCTTTGAATATCTCATGGATTACCTGGGGGACGATGGCGTTTCCATATCCCTTGACGGACTGCTGCCGCCAGGAAGAAAAGGTAATACCGTCCAATTGACGGGGAACCCCATCATCTCGGCCACAAACAGGGGATTGAGTTGGAAACTCCTCCCAGCCCGGGCAAAGAAATCGGGAAGGCTGCCCTGATGCGGGTTCTTCCCCTTCCTTTGGAAATTTTCCAAGGTCGGTGCGCCCTTCCAGTCCCTTGCCGTAGGCGTCGGGAGCAGCCCGTGGAAGTCCAGGAAGTCCGTCAGGCCGTTGGGGTTCTTCTCCCCGTCCTCCTTCTCGTGCATGGATGTGCGCCCCTGACGTTTCCAACGTTCCACCCGTTGCCGGTGGTGTATCTCCGCCGCTGTCGGGGTGGGCAGTAGCATCTCGCGGATGATTTCCGGAAGCCCCTTCTGGAGACAGTTCGGTCCCCTCGGGCTGTAATCCCTCGCCATCGGCGTGGGCAACAAACCATACGCGGTCCCTTCTGTGCGGGGCACCGACGGCACAAGCCGGAATAAGCAGCGGCTGGACGGTATATCCTTCACGCTCAAGATCACGGCAGATGGTCTCGACGACGTATTCCTCCCGCTTGCGGTATACAGGCTGATCCTCTCCGAACAAAGAGGGCTGACATCCCACGTGAGCCGCCTTGCCGGGCTGTACCATCGTGAGGATGCCACCAACGTTCTCACCAACAATCCAACCGGGCCGGATCTCATGAATGGCACGGAGCATGTGAGGCCAGAGGTAACGGCTGTCCTCCGCGCCCTTTCGCCGGCCGGCAACGGAAAAGGGCTGGCATGGGAAACCTCCTGTGAGGATGTCAATCCGTCCCCTTCATCCCCGAAAATCCGTAGTTGTAATATCCGTATAACTTTCTGCATGGCTGAACCAGTAATTTAAAATTCGGTTACAAAACTCATCTATCTCACAATGGAAGGCGTTACGCCATCCCATTCATTCGGCGGCAAGATCCGCCGCACCAAACCCGCTGAACAGCGAGGCATGTACCAACTGTCTCATATTGAATCCTATTAATCGGTTAATGAATCCGTTACATTTCCTGTCTCTTTTTTCACCGGAACGGTTATCGCCATTCCGTCGATCTTGCGGTATATCTTTCCCATCTCCAGCATGTTCTTTAACCGCAGGATGTCCGTAATCTCGTAGACGGTTATACCATTCTGCACGCTGAAACGGATATACCCCTTCTGACGTTGTGTCTCCACTTCCTCACGGGTCATCTGAAGAAGCTCGCAGATCTCCTCCAGCGTGAAGGTCAGTTGCACTTCCTTGACGGTATGCGCATAGGTCAGGATACTCAGTATCTGCAGGCATTTACGGTGTGCCTTGACAAGGGCGGCAAACTTGTTCCGCTCGATCATGATGTACTTACTTTGATTTTCCATTCTTCTTATTATTAATTGTTATTGGTTCCTGTTCTTCGAGGGCTTCCGGCAGGACGGCCGTGCCATATTCCTCCCGGAGGAACTTGTACACGTCGAATGCCCAGAAGTACACCTTGCCGCTGATCTTGAAGGACGGCAGCTTTCCCGACATGCGCCAGCGTATCAGCGTCCGGTCGCAGACTTTCAGCTGGAGACGCATGTCGCGGCTGTCCAACATCTGCTTGCCGTTGAAATTACTGAGTGCTTCCAACTCCATTTCCAGACGGGCGATGAGCTTGTTCTGACGCTCGAAGCATCCTTCGATCATCTGCCTGAGCTCCATGATTTCATTCTTGCCTTCTTCCATTTGTCGTTTGTTTTTAGTTCGATACTGTTTTTGTCTTTCTTCGCTTGCAAAGTTTGGGAAAATCGGAGGGTGAACATAGGGCTGACGGATACCGCCAGCCCCATATTTTGTCAGCAAACCATTATGTATCAATGATGTATTTTTTGAAGTTTTTTGAGAGGGTAAAACCCTATTACCGAGAATAAACTATTCGGAGGAGAGGTAATACAGTAAAAAGAGGATATCTTACGGATGGCAATAAAAAAGGAGACCAAGTCCGAAATAGGACCTGATCTCCCTTGAAAATCCCGCATAAAAACTTGCTAAGGTCAAGTAAATTAACTACTTTTGTAGCTGAAGAGTTATTTGAGGTTATGCAGAAAAGCGCAAGCGAGCGATGGATTTTCGTCACCTAATCGTTACCTGCCTATTTTCTAAGCTCCGATTACCTTTTGACAATCAAAAGGTTAAAGAAAACTACGCTATTTTATATTTGAAATCCGATTACTTATTGCATCCTTTTTAAATGGTCATCCAATGTTTTAGGATTGCATTTCAATTTTCTACAAATGGCAGCTTTAGAATATCCGTATTCAAGCATAGTTTTAATCAATCCTTCTTTGCCCGTCAGCTTGTAATGCGAGTTATGCCCACCCTTATGCCGCCCTAATTTCTGTCCTTCGGCAACACGCCTGGCAAGACCTTCTTTGGTCCGTTGCGAAATCAAATCACGCTCAATCTGAGCTGACAGACCAAAAGCGAAGGCAAGTATCTGAGACTGTATATTGTTACCCAACTCATACTTCTCCTTTACAGTCAGAACAGTGATTTTTTTTTGCATGAGAGTGTTTAGAATGCTCATCACTTCCATCAGACGACGCCCAAGACGACTAATTTCAGAGCAAATAAGGGTATCGCCCTTCTTGAGCTTCTTTAGTAAGGTGCCAAGCTTCCGTTCTTTTGCAGACTTGGTACCGGATATGGTTTCCGACACCCATTTGTCTATTTGCAGTTCTCTTATCTTACAAAACCTCCCTATCTCAAATTTCTGATTCTCAACTGTTTGTTTATCTGTACTGACTCTAATATACGCGTAAATCATTTTTCACGCAAAGATATAAAACTCAATTACAAGGTAGAAAATAGCACATCCTTATAAGATGCCTATCCAAAGTTATCGGATTACATTGCAGCCTTCTACAAATGGCAGCTTTGGAATATCCGTATTCAAACATCTTTTTTATTAGCCGTTCCTTTCCAGTCAATTTATAATGGGAATTCTGAACACCTGGTTTTCGCCCAAGCTTCATCCCCATGGCTACCCGCCTGGCAAGTCCGGCTTTGGTTCTCCTTGATATATCTTCTCGCTCCCTTTGAGCAAATAAGACCTTTAAAAACGTATCTTGCACAGAATCTGAATCATCTTTAATAAGCTTGTCATCACGGATTTCTACAATATTGGCTTTGGCAATCAGACAATGAGATATGATAGCTATAACCATATACGCACAGCGTCCAAGCCTTGAAAGTTCCGTAACATATATGGTATCGCCTTTGTCTATCGTATTCAGTATCTTGCCTAATTTCCGTACATTGGGATGCCTGGCACCAGACACACTCTCTTCAATCCACTTATCTATAATGAGCCCCTTGCGCTTGCAGTATTCAGTTATCTCGTACCGTTGGTTTTCAACGGTCTGTTTCTCACTGCTCACTCTGATGTAACCGTAATTCATAGGATTCTGTTTTTCTCCTTTAAAAGTAAGAATTTATATGCAATTAATAAAGCATCGAACATAAAGTTTTCATAATCCGGAGGATTCGCCCCTTAAATATGCAATAGTTATGGCAGAACAAGATATTAGAGAAGACCAGATGACTATAACCAATACAGTGGATTATCTGAGAGGACTAAAGGGCAAGGATAGTGCACTTATCGCTCCCGGTAATTTGTTGAGTGCACTGTTTCAATATAGAGGTATAGTTCAAGATGCAAATAATTCTCTTGATGCTGGCTACTATACAGTTAATAGTAGCGCAATTCCTAATATTCCTTACGCAGGATATGGTATTTTGGTGGTATTTAAAGCTTCTAACTATATTATTCAGTTATATTTATATGGTGATGGTATAAAACAAAGGAAATCTCCAGATATAGGTGTTAGTTGGGGAGATTGGAAGTCTATAACATTTACTTAATCAGAACGCTTTATTTACCCTTTCACTTCTTTGCCTTATCTCTTGCCCCTTAAATGTAAGAATATGGCAGATAAGCAAGATATTAGAGAGAATGCGATGAGTGGTGGAACACCTACAAGA